ATTCGAGACGAGGACTCATTGAAAAAGACCAACAAAGAGTATTATTACCAATGTCAAAGCCACATGATGTGTACGGAGGCTGACTTGTGCGATTTTATCGTATATTGCCCATACCAAGAAAAGCCGATGCACGTGGTTCGCATATACCCTAACGAGGATGCTTATAAGGAAATTGAAGCGAATGTAAGAAAGGCAAATGAACTTATACGACAATGGGAGCAGTAGTTATACATGGATATTGCCGACGAGGGCAAAAACGCCCTCGCCTCTATGGTATATGGATAGGTATGCGGAGGAGGTGTAATTCACCAAAATGTAAAGACTATTGCCGTTACGGTGATAGAGGGATTCTCGTTTGTGAAGAATGGAACAGTAGCTTTCAAAACTTCTATGATTGGGCTATCACCAATGGCTACTCTGATAATCTGACTATTGAGCGGAAAGATGTAAACAAGGGATATAGTCCAAATAATTGTACATGGATAATTGCTGGTCAACAAGCGTACAATAGAAGGACAAATCATAAAATTGCACTGAATGGCAAAAAAATGACAATTTCAGAATGGGCAAAGGAATATGGATTACAGAAAACTACATTAAGAGCGCGATTAATGGCAGGTTGGAATATAGAGGAGGCGGTTAAGTTGCCATCGCAATATTCTTCTCCTACGGCAAGAGGTAATCATCCTGTAACATTTGGCGGTGAAACGCATACATTAACCGAGTGGAGCAAAATAACAGGTGTTCCTCCATATACTATCAGCGGGAGATTAAAGAGAGGTTGGAATATTAAGGCAGCTCTTTTCCAAACCCCAACAAACAAATATAAATCAAAAAAACAAATGTTGAAATAAAGATTATTACAAATGAGTAATTTATTAGGAAGTATCTGTTTGTCGGACATACCGCGACAGATGATGAAGAAAGTAATGTGTAAGGACGGCAAAGAACGTATCTACTTGAATGTTCGTATTGTGGAACGTAAGCAGCCGTCAGCGTATGGGCATACACACTTTATCACGTGTGAGCCAAAAAAAGAAGAGCGTAAAGGGGGTGTCAACTACATCTTTGGCGACTTCAAAGAGTGGAAGCCTGTAAATACAACACCTACGACAGAGAAGGTAGAGAATGCCCCCGCCGTAACGAATGATGCCGATTTACCCTTTTAAACATTAGTATTATGAGATGCGAAAGTGGTTATTATCCTGCGGGGGCTGAATACGACCCCGCAGCTCCGTGGAACGAAAAGACTATCGCCCCAACAGACGTTGAAGTCGAAGTTACCGTTGTGATGAAGAAGCGTTTTGTAGTAACAACGGACAACTATGAAATGGACGAAGAGGGCTATATCACTGAATACAATGATATAGAACAAGACGTGCAAGACCAGTTGGAGATACCCGCTGGTTGGGATTTGGTGGAAATCGAAGATGTGGATTATTAACACGCGACCACTATGAAAACTAACCAACTTATGACCCGACCAATGGGGCAGTTCAAGGTGATACAAAGAACTTTGGACGGGATGTTCAACGCCACCGACCTATTGACACAGTGGAATAAGGCGAGCGGACAACAGAAGCAAATGTCCCATTACACGGACAATGCGGCAACGCAAGAATTTATGCAAGCCCTTATGAATGAAGAGGATATAAAAGAACGGAAATCCGTTCTTTTGCAAAATCGTGGCAAAAACGGCGGAACGTGGATGCACCCTTTTCTCTTTTTGGACTTCGCAATGTGGATAAACCCAACATTTAAGGTTAAGGTTATCAAATTCGTTTATGACGAGATGATAAAGTACCGCAACGATGCAGGGGACGCTTACAGGGATTTGGGCTGCGCAGTCGGGAAAATTGTCAACAAGTCTTTTATGCCTGTTGCGATGAGTAATATCAGCAAGGCTATCAACTACTGCGTGTTCAATGCCCACGAGACAATGCTCCGCAACAAGGAGGGCGATGAGAACAAGATGCGCGACCTCTGGCAATTAGAACGCAAAGTGGCAGACTTGATAGACGAGGGTTTTATCAACTCTTACGACAAGGTTATGAACTATCTTCGGGGCGTGTGGAGAAACAGATACATACCGAGGATAATGCAATTAAGCACAAATTAAAACGACAACACTATGTATTACAAAATCACTGTTAAGACAACGAAAGAAACGCCGAAAGGCGAAAAAGAGGTAACAGAACAGTACCTCACCGATTGCGAGCTGTTTGCCGAGGCGGAACACGCGGGACTATCGGTGTATAACGGCAGCTGCGATGTGGTGACTATCAACCGTAGCAACATCAAGGAGATTACCAACCCCTTGCAGGAGGACGGCGACTACTACCGCGCGACAATCGTTGACACGTTCACACGCGATGACGGCACTACAAAGGATAGCCGCTATTATGTGCTTATCCGCGCCCATTCGCTGCAAGAAGCCACACACCTTGCCAATAACTATATGCGGCAGGGGTTGCAGGATATACGGCTTGACGGTGTGGTAAAGACAAAGATACTTGAAATAGTCTGATACAATGCAAACGATATTAGGCAAGATACCAAGCAAAAGCAACAGCTACAAGATTATCACCATTGGAGGACACTCCTCGCTCGCAAAGGCAAAGGGTCTGAAAGAATATGAACGGTCTTTCTTTATGCAGTGTGGGGAGTATCGTAACAAGATGATAACAGATTTCTTTGAGCTGGACTTAAAGGTGTTCTATGAGAACAACCGCCCCGACTTGGATAACTGTTTCAAGATACTTCTTGACTGTCTGCAATCGTGCAAAGCCATAAAGAATGACCGCCAATGCGTCAAGATTACGGCTGGCAAGTATATAGACAAGGTGAACCCAAGAATTGAGTTCACCATAACCCCTGTGAAGTTTGAATAGATATGGACTACCAAGCATTGATACGGTCGCCGAACGCGGCGGCTCTGTTCTTCTTGATTTTGCAAGAGACAGAAAACGGCAAAAAGGAATTTGCAATGTCTTACACGGAAATGGGGCAAGCGTTGGGAATAACGAGACAACAAGCACGGTGGTATTTGGGCGTTTTGGAGAAGAGTGGATTTATAAGCGTTCCACACACTTTCCACACATTTTCCACACACTTAACGAACTATAAATTAACAAGTTGCAGCGTTTCTAAAAACACTTCCCACACACTTTCCACACACTTTAAAGGTGATATTTTCAGTGGCGAAAACCTAACAACCGAACAGCAACGCTACAACGGTTGGTTGAAGTTCTGCAAAGAAAAATGCCCCTACATCGCCGCCAATATAGACCAACTAACCTTTGAACAATTTACAAAGTTAAGAGGACGGTTTGGGGCAGCTCCAATGTCTGAAATAATACAACAGATAGAGAACCGCAAAGACCTACGTAAAAGATACTCTTCATTGTACCTTACAATGTTTAATTGGCTGAAAAACAATTATGAAAAATAATGATGGAATACAAGAATACGCAGCACCACCGCTTGCAGATGAGGTGTGCGAAGCCGTGGTGCTTGGAAGTATCATCGGCTCGGCAACAGCATTAAGCACCGCAAGGGAGAGGCTTACTGCGGATTGCTTCACAACACCGAAACATAAAGCTATCTTTCACGCCATTAAAACACTTGATGACAATGGGGACAATGTGGATGTCATAACCGTTTGGCAAGAGCTGCAAAAGAACCCTCCCCTATTTACGATGAGCGTCAATGACGTTTTGGGACTTACAGAACATTCGGCAATATTCATAGAAGAATATGCGCAAAGACTTGTAAACCTCTCCAAACGTAGGAGCTTCGACCTAATAGCAGCAAAATTTCGACAGGCAGCGCACAATGAAAGCATAAACATTGAGCAGTTGTTATCGTCCGCACGTGAGGACTTGGAAAATCTTATTATGCAAGGAGGTGAAAATAGTACCACCCTCGCAGACAGTATTTCAAATGTCAAAACAATTATCACAAACAATAAAGCTGGAAAGAAAAGTCAAGGCACAAAGACGGGATTTGCACTCATAGACAAATATGGCGGCTTCCACGGCTCGGACTTCATTGTCGTTGCTGGCGATACAAGTGCGGGGAAAACGGCGTTTGCCCTCTCTGTAACACGCAATATGGTATTGAACGGCGAACCTGTTGCTTACTACTCTATGGAGATGCAGCATTATCAACTAACGGCGCGTATCATAGCTATGCAGTCGGGAGTAACATCTTCAGCTATTTTGTACAAACCACTTTCTGACTACGATACAACGAAGATTGATTATGTTGCAGGGCAGCTGATAGACAAAAATCTTTATTATGATGACAAGAGTTTGCTTTCTCTTGACACGATAATGGTTTCTATTCGCTCTCTGTATATGAAATATAAAATCAAGGGGGCATTCATAGACTACTTGCAGATAAGCAAGGAACAAGCCACTGCCGACGCAGCTCGTAAATTGAAAAACCTTGCCAAAAACCTTAATATTTGGATTGTGGCATTGTCGCAGCTATCACGGCGTAACAACCGCGCCGACACTTCGCCAATGCCTACAATGGATAGATTAAGGGGTAGCGGACAGATTGCTGAAGCTGCTGACACGGTGCTTCTTGTATTCCGACCCGAATATTACAGCGTTTCGGAGAAGTTTCCAAAACCTTATCAAGAGGAGAACACGCACAATAAGGCTATGATTATAGTCCCCAAAGGGCGTAACGTGGGCATTGGTAGCTTCATCTGCAACTTCATTCCCGAACTGACACTATTCACGGAAGCCGCAATAACAGATTTGCCGATTGTTTCCAACGGTGAACAACAACAATCATTCTATCACAACGAAGAAGATGAGAACAAAACAAATGACCTCGGCGATGAACTGCCATTCTGAACCACGCCTTATTGGTGAGGTAATAGCTGAAATGGCGCAAGAGCCAAACAACAAATTATTGTACGAATACTTTAAAGACAAAGCATTATGAAGATGACTAACGGAGATATAAGGGTGATACAGGCGTGTGTAAAACATCTGCAAACAGTTTTCAAGGCTATGCCAAGTTTGCCGTATAATGTTTCCACAAAAGCATACAACGCCTATCGCCTATTACAACGTGAGGATGTACCAAGACTAAAAAGAAAATTGACAAAATGGGAAAAAGAAAATACATCTACTATCGGACTTCAAACCCAGCCATAATAAAGCGTATAAGAGAGCAGTTTGGCATCCCGAAAGGCATTTCGGTGAACGGTGAGACGCTTCTGCCCGACGGTTTCGACATTAACGACCCCCTGCTGCAAGAGACGGCTCGCAGGGGCTTCATTCAGATAAGGATTAAGGAAATATGAAAGAGCCTATAAGCGAAGTTTACAACTGCGACTGTGTGGAGTATATGCGGACGCTGCCAGACAACTTCTTCGAGTTGGCAATTTGCGACCCGCCATACGGAGACGCATTGGACGGAGGCAACCCTAACAGGTTCGGGCAACGCTTCGACAGGTACAAGCCGATTGAGCAGACCCCCCCCAACAGCGGAAGTCAATCAGACACGGCGGAACGTGGTTCAGCAAGTACGGAAGCCATACAGCCGCTTCGGGGGAGTGTTCAACCGATACAAGAAACAGCTACCACTTCAACGGCAGCAACTTCAAGAGGTACAAGGA